AATATGAGGAGGATCAAATACAACCAATTTAAAACTCTTATCTTTAAATTTTATAGATCTAAAATCTTGGACAATATCTTTGGCCACATCTGACTTTATATCTGCAAAAATTGTTGATGGATGATTCTTATTAAACCAGAATTTTCTATGGCCACAACAAACATCTAGAATATACTTCCCCCCTGGTACATCGGACAGTCCTTCCTGCAGATAAGACTGTTCTTGGAATGACACTTCAGGATCTATATTAGACATTCGTTGCTCAAGAAAGGACAATGCAACATTATTCATTCTCCCATCTAAACAATTATCTTTACAAATCCAAACCATTGAACCCTCACGGTCTGACTCTCTCACGGGCTTGAGAAATTTCTCAAGTCTTTTTTTACCACATTTAGTGCAAGTATGTCTTGCCCTATTGTTTGCTTTTATTTTTATTTTTTTTACCATTCTAAATAATCGTACAATTATTTCGGCATGACAAACAATGTTTTTTTATATTGTTTTAATTTAACTAATTCTAAACATTCTAATAACTCAATATTATGTTTAGTAGTTGCCCAATTACTATTTATCTTTTCTGATAAATCAGTAACAGATATTAATTCTTCTTCATATACAATATCCTTAATTTTTTTTAATATATCCTTGCTCTTAGCCATCTTTCTAAATAATTCACCTATTTTAGCAACTATAACTCCATTGTAGATACTTGCCATTACTCATTAGAATACAACAATCTCCTCTAAATTCATCACCAGTATAACCACCATTAGTAGTTTGATTAACCCACATATCAAATCCTTGCTCTTGTTGTTTGTTCCCTATTGGTTTACTTATTATTTTGAAATTTCCAATATAATCACATCCTTTGATTTCTTCTTCTAGATAATATAACTGATCTTCTGACAAATATTTTTTTTGAGAATTAAAAAAATCTAAATCCTTTTTATTTTCCTTAGCAATTTCTTTTATAATTGTTATTTCTTCTTGTGCCATTCTTTCTGATTCCTCTTTTGTTAAATTTTCATTTTTAATCATTTTTAATAACTTTTAAGTATTTTAGCCTCTATTTTAATTCTAATATCATTATATTTTAATAGTTCTTTTCTTACTAATGATAATCCTTCTTTTTGGGCTTTTTTAATATCTTTATTTTTTAATAAAATCCTTGAAAAATTAAATCCTCTACAGCTACACAACCAATCATCTTTTTTATAATGTATATGTCTATGTATCATTATTTCTATTTCATTAAATTTTATAGAACATGAATCTATAATTCCATCTCTTGTTTTTTTTATTTCCCAATTATTTTCCATCTTTATTTAGTTTTTAATATTGACTCCAAACAGCTTCCACAATATGGAGCTAATGAATAACTACCCATACATCCATGACTTATTGGTAAAAATCCTACAACTACACTTGAACCACATCTGCTACATTTAAATTTATATGATGGTTCTATTGTTCCAATTTGATTATTAGTAATTTCTATGACCATCTTTCCTATTCTCTTGATTTAAGTCCGTACTTTTCTGTGAACCAGTTTGCATCAGAAGATAAATTCATTTGTTTTTGATGTTTTTTTAATTTTTTAATTCTTTTTTCATGATCCTCTGCTAATTTTTTTCTTTTTTTTATTATATCTGCTTTAAGATTTGATGTTTCTTCTCTTATAGCTTCTGCTTTAGCTTTCAATATAGTTCTCTTCTTTCCTAATTTCTTTGGTTTTTTATATTTATTATGGATCTCTCTTCTACTTTTTTTTGATGCTGTATTATAGTAGATGTCAAATCTATGTACATTAGTAGTGTTATTATCAACTAAAATGTACTCATTATGATCTTTACTAATTTCTAAATCTAAGTTTTCATTTTCATTCTTATACATTAAAGAACCTGAATCTGTTATAAACTTAATTTCAAATCCTAATTTTTTTAATTTTGTTTTCTGCCAATTAGTATCTTCTTCTTCTCTAAATACTATTGCTATATTTTCTTTTAACTTGTGTATTTTGTAGAATTTTTCTTTTAATTTATTGTTTGTCATTTTTAATATTATACTTTTACCTCATAATTTTTTAATATATGTTTAATAAACTTATCTTTTACTTTTTTCTTTACTTCTTCTGGGATTGTTATATCTTTATCATTAATATAATTACCTCTATTATCATATCTATTGTATTTATCTCTAATATCAAATCTCCATTTATGTCTCTTGGTGATTCTAGTTTGAATACCGTATTGTGATAAAACTATCTTGTTTCTATTTTCAATTGTATCAAAGTGCCAATATTCTCGCTTTAATTCTTCTTCGTTGTTAATTATTTCGATTCTCATTTTGTATCTACTGGAATTTCTATTCTCACAACTTTAAATCCATCATTATGTGCCTTTTCTATTATACCCTGCGTTTTTTCATCTTCATTATCCCAACATAAAAATTTATATCCAATTTCGTACATAGTTCCTGTATATGATCTATCCATAGTTATCTTAATTAATGCTTTTTTTATTTTTTTTGTTTCCATTTTGTATTTATCAATGGTTGTGTTTTTTTATAAAGATTTGTTACTATTATTTAGTTTTAATATATATTTTATCCAAATATAGTTAGAATATAATGTATTTATTTAGTTTTTTTAAAATAATTTTTTGGATATTTTATTATTTTTATATCCTTTCTTGTTTCAATATCTTGAAATTTGATTTCGTCTTTTATTAATTTCTGTATTATTGTCATATTTTTTGTCTTTAATACTAATCCGTTAATAAATTCTATCTCATATTCGTAACTTCCATTTGATTTTAAACTTGTATATTCCATATTTCTAGTAATTAATGTTGTTCAGTATATATCTTGAGATATTGAAACTTGCATCCTCATTATTTAGTTTGTATTTCTTTTTGTATGGATCGTAATAATCAGTTTTCCAAAACTGCAAGTAATCTTGATTTTTATTGTGATCTATTGTTTTATTTAAAAAATACAGTCTTATACTTATATTTTTTGTATCTTTTACAAATTCATCTAAAGTTCTACCTTTCCCTATTATCCTTGTTTCTAAATTTTGTTTATTTTTTGATTTTTGTTTCATTCTTTATAACTAATTATTTTAAATAGTTTAATCTCTTCTATCTTTAGTTTAATACCACAATTAGGACATTCCTTTAAACTAATATCATCCAAATATGTTTTACATGTTGGACATACTATCGATTCATATAAAAACTTATATGGATCTTGGATTTTATTTCTTATACTATCATCCATTTTTCTTATTTTTTTAACTCCATTTCTAATCCACCTTCTTTCCTAAATGTTTCAAGCTCATCGAAGAATTGAGACCGTGTTTTACATGGTTCTTTTATATAATCCGATATATGATACTCAATAGCTAAAGAAAGTCTTCTACGTTCCTTTCTACTTGTTTTTAAATCAGCCCAATATTCTATTAACTTATCGACTGTGTATAGTTGAACATTACATGCGTATTTGTGGTTGTATTCGTTTTTTATTAATGTTATTGGGATACTTCCCATACTATATTTATTTGTCATTTTCCTAATTTGAATAGTATATTACAAAATCTTTATTATCTTCTAAGATTTTTTTAATTCTTTTATAATTTTGAATAAATGCATCATTGTAATCATCAAATTTTTCTTCGTCCTCTTTAATGCCATTAAGCCATCTATTTATCTTTTTTAATACATTATTACATTCAATATTTTGAAATATACCATCCATCATAAAAAAACCGTTATTGTAAGCTATTTCTTCATCACTGTTCATCATATTATCAAATAACCAATTCCAGTCATCTTTTTTTATTTCTATGTCTATTGTTTCATATTTAAATACTAAATATGTTTTATCTCCTTCTTTTAATTTATTTCTTTCTATGAATTTTCTTGCTTCCATTTTTTTTATTTAGATCTTCTAATCTTTTATTTATACTATTTCTTTCTGATTCTGTTAGAGTAAAACAGCCCTTAAATCTTTTCTCGTTTGGAGTTAATTTTGATTTTTTTATTATTTTTTTTTGCATTTTCATTTTGCAAAATCTTTTCAAGTAAGTTAAATGTTATATTTTGCCCTCCTGTTTTTATTTTCTTTATGTCGTTTTGTATAGTTTCATACCATATGCAAGTGTTGTGACCTTTTCTAACACGATATAAACTACAATTAGTATCTTTACCTTGGCAATTGTATAAACCATGGCTCAATAATGCGTATTGGCTTCTTAATATTGGATTTCTTCTATCATAATTCATTTTTACTTATTAATTTATTAGTTCTTTTTTAATAGATTATTCTATATGGTTTCTTGTATTTATATAATTAATACTTTTTTTTTCTATTTCTAATTCCTTTTCATGAAATTCACGAACTTTCTTAAATTCTTTGGACATAAGCTTTTCTATGTCTTCTTTTGCTTTATTTGATAGTTTTATATTAGCTATTTCTTCAAATTTTTTTCTTATCCTTCTTTTTATTCCCATTGTTATTTTCTCGAATTTTTCTTCCATGTATTTGCGGTAATATAAACATGTTACTATATTTTTGGTTTTCTTGTGAAATACTATTATTATTTCTATATTATTTATTACAATGTAATAGTTTATTGATTTTTTATTTGTATTAATTTTGATTAATTTATTGTTATTTATCCTTGATATGATTTGTTTTCTTAATTTTTTGTTTAGGATCAATTCAAATCTTTCTTTAAATCTTTTTTTTGCGTGTTCTCGTTGATTTTTTATATGTTTTTGTCTGCTCATTTTATTTTATTAGGCTGTTTACTAAACCAATCATTTAAATTTTTATCATTATTTTCATTTCTTTCTAATGATATTCTTTTAATTTGATCTTCTGATCGTTTTCTATCAATATTTTCTTTCCATGCTTCAAACCGTCTATTTCCTATTTTTATGTACTCTTCCGATAATTCGCACCCATAAATATTTTTTTCATCATATCCAGCATAATAAAAGCCTATAATCTCCGAAAATGTACCACAAAATGGAATGTATATCTTTTGTTCAATTGGTAATTTAAAGTATGTTGCTATTTTTTTTATTAATTGAATTGGTTTTAATGTTGGATGATTATTTTGCGATACTGATTTATTTCTTTGAAATGCATTCTCGCATTCTTTCTTTCTACCATCACATGAATATTGTTTTTTCTCAAATAGTTCTAAACCAAAATTCCTTTCTATTCCTCCCACTTTAGGATTATAATTATAAATATCATATTCTTCTTTTTCATAATCACATATATGACATATTTTAGATGCTCCAAATTCTTCTGCTTCTGCGTTATCCATTGGAATTTGATTATATTTATTATATATTTCATTAGGATTATTACCTTTTCTAATATAATCACTACTTCTTGCACCTGATTTTCTTATACCGCTTTGTTTATCAATTAATTCTGCAGTTTTTAGTGATAAGAATGTTTGCGGTGGAAATCTACCATTATGTATTTTATTTATTGGTTCTGATGGTGCATTTAATCCATAATTATAATTACTTGTTACTCCATTAGTACTATTTTTTCTACCTCCTATGGATTTGATTTCATGATCTCCTACTTTACTATTATTTATATTTAAAGCACTTGTTGAGCATTCTGGATCATTACTTATAATATCATTTATTATACTGTCATATTTATTTTCTTTTCTAAATACTAATATTGTTTCGTTTGTTTGTTTAAATGGTGCTATTCCGTATTTATAACCTTCATATAGTTCTTTTAATTTAGAATAATCTTTTTTAGAATCTTTACTCTTTCTATCTATCATTCTATTTAAATCTGTTGCTTTTGGGAAGTTTGATATAAAATACCAATATAAACTTTGTTGTTGTTTAAAACCATTTAATCTTGCATAATATTCTAGTGGCATTAATTGTCTATCTAATCCGAACATTAATAAAAATCCTCCATATTTTACTATTCGATTTGCTTCTTTAAAAAATAGATCTAAATCATTTTCATTTAATCCTAACCATTTATTCATAAAATCATTTGATTTGCCTTTTACTATTGGTTTTCCTGTATTTTTATTTATTATCCATTCTGTTCCTAATTGATATGGTGGATCACAAAATATTAGGTTAAAAAAGTTATCTTTATATTGTTTCATATCTTCTTGGAACTTTAAATTATTTATTTTCATTCTGCATAACACCTTATATCTTCATTTTTCTCCATATTTTCTATTTTTTCTTTCATCTTTGTTATTTTTGGAATGGCATATTTAATTATATGTTGATTCATTTTGTTTGGTGTTATTCTAGCTAATGTTGTTTTATGCTTCAAAACATACCATACTTGATGTCTTCTTTCATTTACGCGCCACAATTCGTAACCATCTTCTTCAGAATACTTTTTTCCCATTTCTCTAATTATTTCTGGCAATATCATTTCTGATAATTGTTCCTTTTCTCCGTTTTTCTTTATATTTAATCCTGATTTCATCTTTTTGTCTCCATCTCTCGATTTATTTTATTTATTTTCTAAATTTTTTAATCTTTCTTTGAAATTTTCTAAGATTTTAATTATTCCAGTTATTCTTAATGTATTTTCATTATCTTGATTTTGCTTTATTTCTAGTATTTCTTTAAATCCGTCAATGTATAATAGAATTTCTTTCTGATTTTTGTCTATGTCTGATAATTTTGTACATTTTGGATTTTTTCTCCAATCGTTTAGGTGTCTTTGCACGTTTTCGTGATCTGGAACTACTGATGAAGCTAATATTGTTTCAAATTCAAATAATTTGAAAGAGTTATCAAATACTGCCCATGCCTTTCCGTTTTCGTCTCTTACATAGAATTTATTACCTTCTTCTATTAATATGTTAGCCATTTCATTATTTATATTAGCTATGTCACATTGATATAGATTTTTATTTAGTATTCCTTTTTTATTTATTTTTACGTGGTATAATTTTTCCAATTCATTGAATATTGAATAAAAATAATCTAATCCTTTGTAAAATGATTTTTCAATTGTATCCGCAAAAAAATCGTCTTGAGAAACAATTTGTATTTTATTTTTCCAGATAGATATTTTACAATTTCCAATCTTATCCGAACCTATTTTAAATCCTTCTTTTTTTTCTAAGATTTCTATAATCCATCTATAATTGTGTGCTCGAAATCTTTGGGTAGTTTGGGGGGAAATAGGTTGTTGACTCATCCCTAGTACAAGCTCTTTTTTATTTCCCCCTATTAAGTGTAATTTTTTTAAGGCTTTATTGTAGTGTTGTGATATGTTCTGTTGTGACGTTTTAAGCTTTATAGATACAGATTCTTGCGTTTTACCTTCTTCTACAATTAGACTATAAACTAATGATTGCATCTTAGTTAATTTCCTATTTGTTGGTTGTCTTTTTTTGTTTATACAAGCTTTTTTCACAAGCTTTTTTTTCACAACTACTTTCTTCTTTCCCCCCCCTGAAATAACCTGTTTTCCTTCTTTTGTTAATTGCCAAACTCCCATTTCAGCAGTTTTGTAAACAAGATTTAATAATTCTAATTTTTTTAGATGATACCTTATATTTGGTGGATCACAGTGCAAAGCTCTAGCCATAGGCTTAATTTTTGCATCTTTAGATACTAGCTTTAAAATGTTGAATTGAGTTATACTGAAAGTTATCTCTTTTATGTTTCCACCTGAAATTAGGGGGAGGGAATAGAAGATCTCTGTTTTTCTTAGTTTTTTTGCCATTTATATTTTTTATCTCATTATTAAATATTCACACATGAAAAATAAAAATGCAGGTATGCAAATTACAACTAATGCTAATGAAAATAATATTAATGATATATTATTGTCAGTTGAAAATATTTCTGGAACTTTATTATCATGTCTTCTAATATACATTATCATTATTGCAAATATTGTATTAACTAGCATATATGATAGAATTAATTCTATGATCATTTTTCAAAATCTCCAAAAATTAACTTTATTGCTTCATCATCTGTTATAAAATCACCTTTATACTTTTCTTGCAAAAATATAATTTTATCTATATCATCTGGTCTTTTATCACAATCAATAGATAAATAAAGTCTAAGATCATTCAATGCTTCTTTTACGTGTTTATATAAATAACATGGATTAGTAGTTTCAACTTTTATAAATTCATCCTCATAATTTTCTCTAAATACTTTTTCTTTATCTCTTAAATTCATTTTTCAACATACCCCATCCATAATATTTCTTGCATAAAATCATAAAAATTCTTTTTACATTTTATTTTTAAACCAATTATTATAAATCCCATAGATTCCCATGAATTTATTATTGTTATTTCTTCATCTGTTATTCTTCTTCTATCTAATCCTTTACTATTCTTCAATAAATAATCAATGTAAGGTAACAATCTTAGTTCCTTTTGCGTAATTTCATATCCTATCAATTCTAATGATTTTTCTTTTATTTTATCTGTTATTATTCCTCTTCCCCATTTTCGTTGTTTAATTATTAATTTTTTCATTTTGATTTATAGTTGGTTCTTTTATCCCTTCCTCCTTCATTAAGTTTCATCTTTGCAAGACACATGATTGCTTTAGCCTTGACTTCAATATCATTATCTAACATGAATTGCTTAATTTTCTTATCTGTTTCTTGGTCTACCTTTACTTGAACTAATACCATTTTTTTGTTTATATTTTTAAAACAATTACATTCAAATTCATATCTATTACAAATTTTACATTTTTTTGTACTATTACAATAATGACCACACTTTTCACAAACTACTTTTCTATATATTGGTGCATTGCAACATTTACTTAATTTATTATTATCGTTCATTCTCGAACCTCCATTCCTATTTTTTTTAGTTTATTTTCTAATTTTTGTATATGTTTACATTTCTTATGTCTCCACTTATAATCGTCACATGAACATGAAATCTTCTTATTTGACTTTAGATACTCAATGTCATAAAAACTGTCTGAATTCTCACTCTTAGCCTTCCAAATATATGAATATCCTTTATCAGATACAAAAAAAGGTATCCCATCTTTAATTTCATTAATTGAACTTTTAATATCCCTTTCTAATTCTACAATTGGCATCACAGATTCCTTAATTCCGTATTTTTTTAACAAATTAAATTCTACTGGTATATTTTTTTTAAAGAATTTCAATAAATACATTATTGTTGATAAATGTTTTTTATTTAATTTTATTGATTCTTTATTGTTAATTTTGTTAATACTTAATCTACCCCAATCTATGTCACTTTTTACATGAATTTCATAAGCGATATTATTAGTTATTTTACACTTTCTTTGTTTTCCTTCTGTAACTAACCCTAAATCGATTAAATCTTTGACTCTTCCCGATGTATTATTAATAGTATGATTTGAATATTCAGATATTTCTTTTCTCGTAGAGTTTGGATATTTTATAATCGCTTTATATATTTCTATTTGACTTGTAGCAATATAATTTTTTAATCTTATTAGTGTTTTAACTGATGTATCTGTATTTATCTGTGATATGTTGTTCAATTTAACTATATTATCACTCATCTTTTACACCTTGCTTTTTTTATGTATGAATCTGGTGATCTTTTGAAATTATTAAGCTGTTCATGAAATTTTGTTGGTTTTTTTTTCTTATATCGTCTTTTACAGTCTGAACCGTCTTTTGTTAATACAAATTCGTAATTTTTTACCATTTTTTATTTAATATTATTTTTTTCTTAAATTATTATAATAATACTCTTTATCTATAATAATTGTATCTATAATGTCACATTCTGAATCAATTAAATCTAATAATATACCCCCAATATGCCATTTCTGATTATTTTTTTTTTGTTGATTAAAAGCATTTATAGTTGCCTTATTACTTTCAAAAACATATCCTTCAATAAATTCTAATTTATTATCTGACACTATTTTACTACATTTTATTTTATAAGGATACTTACCATTTTCAATAAATGATTTTACAAAATTATTACAAGAATTTTTTTTTATATTTTCATTCTGTGTCTCATTAGCTTTAATTAAAAAATCATTAGATTTATTAATACTTATATCTTTTTTTTTATTTAGTATTTCTTTCATTGTTTTTCCCTACCAATATTGTTATGAAATACGACCAAAATTATTTTTTAGTGGTATTTTCTCTTTCCACTTTTTTTAATTTACTAATATCTATAATGTTTCCAGTATCTAATTTGTTTTTTTTTAAAAATTTTACAGGTATAGAAATATATCTCATTCCTCCTATCTTTTTAATTTCTCTATGATTTGGATTTATTATTTCATTATTAACCATCTTTTTTTGTGGAATAATAATTTTTAGAATTTAATTTATATAATATTTTTTAATTGCTAAACAGTAACAACGTAATTAAATGTAATTATTTTATCCTTAGATTAATTATTATAATTATCATTAGTAGTAATATTATCATAAATAAGAAATAGTCATTTTCTTGATTAGCTATTGAAAGTTTAAGAAAATTTTGTGTTTCTTGATCTAAATTGTTACAATTTGCGTTTATTGAAATTAAATTTTGATTTTCTATAAAGTTAATATCTACTTTTTTGCATCCATAATTTAAGAATGTATTATAATGTTTGTATTCATGCAAGTATAAACATGTGCAAAATATTGTTAATATTGATAATATTATTAATATTAGTGTTATTATTTTTTTATTCATAAATATGTTATATCTTTTTTATTTATATAAGTTATATATTATTATTTTTAATTTCTTAGTTTTTATCCATTCTTTATATAAATAAAATAAATCTAATATTTGTATCATGGGTGATAATTATAATAATGAAGATACAACAATAATTCCAGAACATGTGAAAAAAAAATTTCAAGATGATATTGATATTGAAATTAAGGAAAATAAAAAAAGAAAAAAGGAACTTACAAAAGAAAATAAAAATCTTGGTAAGATAAAGGAGATATTTGAAAAATCAGATGAATAGTTATACAAGGTTAAAGTTATGTAGTATGGTTGAAAATGGTGTAATTAATCAAAATTCTCTAACTAAATTTCTTATAAGTAAGCCTACATCAAATATTCAAGTTAAAAATTTTATTAAAGAATGTAACGATTTTTCTATTGATGATATTAACCAATTCAAAATTAAACTTTTTGATAGTTGGAGCAATGTAGATAAAACTTTCAAATCTAACGAAATACCTGTTTTAACTAATCTTTTGAATAATGGATCCGTTATGACTAGAAAAGAACTTATAACTAAAACAAGGTTAGCCCCTGATAGAATTACAAAAGCTATATCTACTTTAATTGGTACACCTTATGATAATGCGGTAAGTGGCTTAATTGAGGAAGGTATAGTTGATACGATACCTATTTTTAGAAATGAAATACTGGTATTCATAAATAAAAAAAAATTTTACAACTTTTTAAAGAATGGCAAAAATTAATATAAAAATATTACTGGTTGGAATTTTATTCTTTATTTTAATATCTCTTGGTGTTTTTAGATATTTCTATAATGAACCAGATAAAAATAATATTACTGATGAAAAAATATATCAATGTAGTGATGGAATTGATAATGATGGAGATGGTTTTATTGATTTCTCTAATGGTGTTGGAGATCCTGACTGTAAATCTGATACTGATAATCTTGAAAAACAGATACCTAGTTTATTATGGTTACTTTTTTTGTTATTATCATGTATTTTTATATATCTAGGATATTTATATTATAAAAAGAATAATAATTCTGATGATCAAAATGATAGTTTAGATAAATTTAAACTTCAATCCGCAATTGGTAGGAATAGGGCTTTTGAGTTAGCAATTAGTGATTTTTTGAGAAATATTGCAAAGGATATATCTACACATATAATAATTGAAGATGATGGTTATTATCTTGTAAAACCTGATTATGCTGAAGACATTATAGAAACTGATAGGTTTGCAAGGCATTTTAAATCACCACATCTATACCAAATTTCCGATATAATGGTACACGTTGGAAAACATATAGGATGTTGGAGATTAATATATTGTATTACCAATGGAGAACAAAGAATTAAAGATGGTATTGATAGATTTGAAAAAGGAATAAATAAATATAATCATCAAATGAAAACTAGGACTTATAACATGGAATCTCCTGAAAATGAAAGCTCACTAATAAAACATGAAATGATAGATGCCATGAGAGATGGTGATTTAGATACAAAATCTGAAATGCAAGAAATGTTAAGGACTTTTGGTTCTGGTTCTTCATTTTCTGATGAGACAGATGATGAATACCAAACTAGGTTAAAAATACAGCAAATGAATAAAAATAAAAAGAAATATACTAATACTAAGAAAAATAAGGCATCTATTGGTGTGCAACAACCAACATTTGAAAAACAAGAACAGTCTAATGAAGGTGATGAAGAATGATTCAAAGTGATTCTATTTTTATTGTTATTATATTAATCTATATGTTCACTTTACTTGCATCCGATATGTCATTTAAAGAATTTATTTATATGTCTATTATGGCTTTTTTAATGTCTATTACTATTATATTTTTAGTATTTTTTGGGGTGTTAAAATGAAAAAAGAAAACTATATCTGGATTTTTATATTATTTCTAATAATAATATTTTCATTTGCTTTTTATATGTTAAATATAAATAAATATACTTTTGAAACTGCTACTCCTGAATCTATTGGTATAAATGAAATAGAAGATTTGGATTATTGTCAATTAGTATTTGATAACGGGAATTCAAATTTAATGTTTTTTACATTTAATAGAGATAAAGAATGTGAAAATATTAAATATAGATGCGATAATGAAAAGTATTGTCACTGGACTGTAAATAAAGACGGTTTATCTTGTAGTAATGGGATTTTTAGTGGTTGTGATACTGTATATAGTGCTAGATGTTATTGTATATTTCCACCTGTTATTGAAATTAAAAATCCTAATGATAATTGTACCTTATTTAAATATATTAATGGTTCTTATGAATTAAAAGGTGATTATTGTCCAGTTATTACTTTTGAACAAAAAACATTAAAAATTGAATATTATCTTAATAATGGAGAATTTACATTAAAAAATACAAATATAAGAAAAGAATTATATAATTTAAATATATCTTTGATATATTCAGAAGGAAATGAAAACTTCTATCCTAGCTGTACTCTATCTGATAATTCGTATTATAGTGATTGTGAACTAATTGAGGTGTTAAAATGAATTTAAACTCTTATATTTGGCTTTTAGCATGTATTGTTTATATCATAATTCATGTACTTGAAGATAAATATTTATTATCATATAAAATTAAATCATGGTGGCAGTCCTTAGAATGGGATTCTGATTCTAAATATCTACATCCATCTACTTCTTTTATTCGTAGAACTCATCCTTTATCTTGGCATCAGATATTCTTTAGAGATAAAAAGGCTGTTATAACTACTATAATTAGTATTATTACAATCATTATTTTAATTAATTCTACTTTTGGTTATGATAAGACGTTTAATGAATCTATTGGTACTAATTCGTTGCCAACTTCTGGCAGTTATGATTTAGATTTTACGGTTAAAGCTAATGAGACACTTTATTTTAATGTCACAAGTGCATCTAGTAAACTTAATATAGATGTTCCTGATAGCTATTATCTTAATAATACTGATACATATAAACTTATTATTAACTGGTCTGTTGATAAAATTATATTTACAGATGATGAGGTTTTAGCTTCCGAAATCCTTGTAACAAATTCACTTACATCAAAAAATTATTCAATTGGAGTTGTTATAGATGTTTTAAAGGAAGAAAAGAGAGTTTTTGATATTATATCTACGTCTAGTAATGTCATTTATCGTGATAATGTATTTTATAAGAACATTAGTATTCTTCATGATTTTCCAAGTAAAGATAATATAGTTATCAATCTTGAGGGAGAACCTAATGAAATTTTTACTATTAGTGGTTGTGATGATGATTGGTTTTTGGCATGCAGAAATTCATCTTTTAATTTAAATAATGAAGGCAAATACCAGTTAAAAGTGCCTTTTAGAATGGAATATACACCAATTGGCATATATAATGAAACTTTTTATTTAAAATCTTCTAGTAAGAATTTTACTTTAAAGGCTGTTTTTAGTGTTTTACAACCTACATTTAAGTTAAATTATAATAATATTGAAGGATGTAAAAATTATGATCAACTTAGTTTTGTTAAACAAATGAATTGTACTGAATCACTTTTAAAGTATGAGTTAGAAGGTATTATGCAAATTAATGAATATTTTTCAAAGGTTAATACAGAAAATGTTTGTAAAAACTTTATTCAAACAGAGTATATTGTCGGAGATTCTATTTCAAAAGAGATTTTAGATCGTAATATTGAGTTATCGTTAGATAATGGAAAAATCCGAGAAACTAATTCTTTATTAAGTAAGAAACTTGATACATGCTTACAGGAAAAAAATAATGTAATCTTAGAATCGAAAAATAATAATATTGAGAATAATAAAAGTATTATTGAGCTTAAAAACGATAATACAAGGACTAGACTTACATTAAAAGAACAATATGATATAAAAACTCAAGAAAGTAATAATAATACTTTATTTTGGCTTAAAATTGTTTGTTTTTTTATATTTATTTCTTTTGTAAGTGCAATTGGATTAAAGTATTGGTATGAGAATATGTTTGCAACTAATATAAAAATTAATCAATATGTATTTGGTGGTATTTCTTTATTTTTTTTCATATTATGGGTCTCATTATTTTTTTGGGGTTAAAATTAAACTATTCTTTATATAAATGTTTTTTGTTTTATTATTATTGTTATGGAATTAAAAAAAAATGAAAGCTTAGTACTTACTATTGTTTTATTAATTTTATTTGTATCTTTTTGTATTGTTTCATATAATATTAATTATAAATATACTGATTGCATGGCTAGTGATACTTTGAAAGATAATTTTTGGGTTAACGATACTTGTTATGAGTTTGATTTACATACCAGATATAAATGTGAAACATATAATAAAGAACTTCATGAAAATTTTTGTCATAAAAAATGGGGAGGATTTTGGGATTAGAGAATGAAATGTAAAAAAAAACAATATAATAGTAAAGAAGATGCAGAAAATGCAATTAAATATTTAATTGATAATGGTTTTATCGAAAATACAAATTATAATGTTTATGAATGTCCGAAATGTTTTAAATATCATTTTGGTAAGTCAAATGGAGATTTTAATAGTTATGGGACTGCGGGGTTAAAAAGAAAATGATAGATAAAAAAATAGATATAATGGATTATTTTATAGAAGTATCTAATAGAGATATTAAAGATAATAAAGTTTTTATGATTGATAATAAATGGTATGCTCCTAAATTTGGTTGTGATACTATTAATATGATTGTTGATAAATTATCTGATAGATTTACTATTAGTTCTGATAATATCTTATTAACTGATATTGAAGAGAAAACATACAGAAAATTAACTGAAATTCTTGATTCTGAAGTTTTCTTATTAATTCATAAGAAACATTATAAAGAATTTCTCGTGAATATTGAAGAAATGACAGCTAATATTAAAAATCAATTATTTGATGCAATTGAAAAGGATTTTGATAGTGACCACTTTTGCGATTGTGAGAAGTGGTGTGATTGTTGGGAAAAGTTTAAAAAAAAGCAATTAGATAATAATAAAAATGGTTTGGACAGAAGAAGATAAAAAAGAACTAAATGAGATCAGAGATATTTTAAAAGATTCCTTAAATTATTTGTGTGTTCAAGTGAGTAGACCAAAAGTAAAAAGTGCAATTGAGAAATTAGATAAAATCTTAGATGATTGAACCTATTTTCCTTTCTGAGTTATAACTAATAGTATTAATATCAATCCTTATTTTTTCGTTATTAGTCTCTTTATATACTTGTAAAGATTTTCTAATATCTTTTAGTAATATATCTATTGGTTGATCTTCCTTAATAGCCTCAAATATTGTTTTATTTTTACTCATTTTTTATTATGATTAAAATCTTTTATCAATATTAAGTATTTACTAATATATAAACCTTTTGTTTATATCCTATTTGTTATTTTTATGATAAATTGATAGTAAATGCAAAAAAGTCTTCTCAAAATGTCTTTAAATTGTTTTATTTAGAATTTGTACTATATTCGTGTTATACTTAGAAAATATTATTATTAATATTAAATTATACTCTAATTAAAATAAATATTAAAAAATTTAATTGATATTTTATCAATTAAAAGATATTTAACTAAAATATTAAATTTTTAATATTTAACTATTCATTATATAAATAACTAACTCGAAATATTATTAAATCTTTTATCTTATTTGAGTTATGATAAAAGATAAAAGTTAAGCAAGTGATAATTATTGCTTCTCGAAAAATTACTTTAGATTAAAATTTGATTTTATGAGATTTAAATAATTATCTTATTTGTTTTACTTTAAGATAAATAAAAATGAAGACAATAAAAGATAAAATAGATGAAAGAAAAAATGGATGATAAAAAAATAAAACATATAATTATTCCTAAAAATAAACCTCGTGGCAGTTACGGGAAATCAAAAGATAAAGCCTTGAGTACTGATGAGCTTAATTATCTTACTTTTGAATTACATAATGATAGGGATAGAGTAATTTTAATTGGGAACGCCTATGGAGGCATGAGGATAGGTGAGTTTATACAATGTAGACTTTCATGGCTTGAATGGACTACATTAGATGATGGAAATAATAAGATGCATGTTCTTGCGATTAAAATTCCTCATGAAGATAAAAATATAGTAAATTTGAATTCTAAGGTTTTATGGAATCCTAAGACTCATGATTCATGCAGAACTACGTATATTATTGATGAAAACTTTGCGCAACAATTTTATAGTTTTTATAAGAAGAATCCTCGTGGCATTTGTGAATGTTTTAAGTCTAAGGATCATAAAAGTATTGAAAGAAATATAAGTGCTTATATTATTGCCGTTAGATGGTTAAAATTACTAAGAAATTATCATAGAGATATTTTAATTAAAAAATATAATGATATTGATATTAATAAAGATGAATTTGAAGATGAGTTGGATAAAAAGAGAAGTAGGAAATATAAAAATGCTAGATTATCTGCTCATGCTCTTAGGAGTACTTATGAGAATTTGTTATTTTATAAGTATAATCTTGATATTGAATTGTCTGCTGTAATACTTGGACATACTCCTGAAATTGCTAGAAAGCATTATATTTCTAAATCTGATAAGAATATTCAAATGAAACTAAGCCAAGTTCTTTTAAAATAAATATAAATATTTATATATAATTATTAATTGTTAATATATACGGCAGTGATGATTTAATGTTTCATCTTTTATTCTTTATTTTTTTTCTCGAAATATTTACAATTATTTCCAGTCATTGGTTCATGAATTGATGCTTGAGACCAACATGCATCATTATGTTTATCATAATAAATACATTTATTGCAATCTGAATTATTTTTATTAAAATGTTTATTTAAAAAATCTATAAAATATTTATTGAATTTAACTGGTTCGTCATCAATATAGTATTCTATGTATGTGTTAGGCATTATATAATCACATTCTGGAGTTAAATGTTTATCTAGTAATATTATTTCGTCTGCCCAATTAATTAAACTTTTATTAAATTTTATACTTGCTTCAATGTCATATCCGCATGGTAATGCTTTTATTCCCATCTCCATGAATCTTTCTGCAAAGTATCTACTTCTTGATTCTCCAAATGCACAAATAAATAAATATCTTTTAGATCTGTCTATTGATATTTTATTATTATTTTTCTTTTTATAGAAGAATTCATTCTTTTTTATAAATTCTATGAATTTTTTTTCTAGATCATGAATTTTAATAAATGATAACATTTCATTTTTTTTAATTATTAATTTTCTTAACTGCTTCTTTTGTTTCTTAAAGTTCTCTGAATAGTCTATTTTAATATCCTTTATATTTAATTTAAATAATTTATATTTGTTTCCTAACTTATTTTCGTAGATGAATTTACTTGCCAATCTGTGCATCTGTCTTGTTTTTATGAATTTTTTATTATTTTCCATTTTTAATCTTTAATCATTATTCCATATACTTTATTAGTTTCTTCTATTTGATCTGTTGCATATTTTCTTAAATTATTTACATTAATATTTTGTATATTACCACCAGTTCCTAGAAATCCATTAATATTTCTGCATATTCTCTCAGTAGCCTCTTTTTGTGATATTAACCATCCTTTTTTAAATATGTAATAATATGATTCTTTTAAAATTGGTGTTTCTGTATCTTTAAATATTTCATTGAATTCCTTTCTTATTTCTTTATCCATTTTTAATCTTTAAATTTATTTATAATTTTTTTCACGTCACACCATAATACTGCATCATGCTGTTTTTTATCTGTATATCTTTTATTAGATAAGTATTCTAATGCTTTTTTTATATTTTTTTGTTTTTCTGATATAAAATATCCTTCATCAATTAATCTCTTAATTATACTATTCTTTAATATTATTTTAGACTTTTCTCCTTGAAAATTGAAGTAAAATCTATTTGTTATATTTCCATCAATATCTGTAACTTTACCAGAATTTTGTGAATTAGCTTCTAATACAAAATAATATTCATCACACCACTCTATCATATCTCCTTTTTCTATTATTTCTTCTACCATTTTAATTTTCTTCTTTTAAACATTCAACAAATCCTTCTAGTTCACAAATAAGTGTTTCAATGTCATTAATATTCCAATCGTTTACATCTTCTCTAATTTTTTCTATTTCTTTTTCTTTTCACATGATATTATACATATATTTTTTTTTATTTATATAAAGAATGGTTACATATTGATTTTTCGGGAGATTGTAGCACCTTAAAATTCATATACTTAAATATGTGCACTATTTTTATCATCTCAACACATACACATATAACATCTGTACACGTTGGCTGACTATGAGAAAATTGGATAATATTTTTAATTAAAATAAATAGTTTGATTTGTATTTTTTTAATAATTCTTTCCCATCATCATTAAGATAATACAATATCCTCGATACGCTATAATCGTTTTCAAATTTAATATTTTGATAATCTTTTCCACGACTATAAACTCGAAAATTTACAAATACTTTTAATAACATTGCAAGTGAATAATATATGTCATCTACACGTATTAGACTTCCTGACGTTTTCTTATCGGCACTTTTTGTATATAGTCCTTCTATCTTCTTTGTTAATTCTTCTTTTTGTTTCTCAAAGTCATCTAAATAATTATAACTTCCATGGCATCTTCTGTATTTTGATTTACATACACGTTCTACTCTATATAATCCTTTTGTTAATAGTAATGCTTTATATTTTACAAGTTTCTTTTGAATCATATTTCGTATCTCACCGATATTGAAATAGTCTTTAGATTCGTTTTCAATAGATAGATCACATAATGCGTAAAGGCATAATATTATGCAGATATTTTTTTGAGAGTTATTTGTCTTGAGTGGAAAAATTTGAGTTTTTGAATAATATAGTTCACGGTTATTAATAAAATAGTTTGTCCTATTCCAATTTACTGTTATTTCTGGTTTTTTAGACCATGTACCGTATTTTATTTTCATTTGTTTTATTCTTTTATTACTAATAATTTTAGTTTAAATTTTTCAGTTTCCTCATTATCTATTCCTAATTCTAGATTTGAATATTTATAATCTATGATACACCAATCAAATTTATCTCCTTTTTTATGTTTTCCAATATCTACTTTTAAAGTAACATCATGAAAACACATAGACATATGATCTGCATCGTTCCAATCCTTCCAATCTATTAAATCTGCCTCTAATCCTCTTTTATTATCATTATTTTCTTTTGTCATTTTCTTGTTGTTTTCTTTCATTTTTTTAAATCTTGAACTATTTATTATAATCATATCTTTACCATTTACATTTAATTCAATAGATTCATCATCTGCTAAGTTAAGCATTATCTTTTTTCCTTTTTTACTCCACATTATATCGTTCATAGTTTTATTCTTTTAATGTTTCTTGATCCTTAATTATTACTTTAAATTTGAACTTAAAATCATGATCACATTTATCACATTGTACGTCTAAGTTCCAGTTTCCGCTTAAATCGTTAATTTTTCCACAATCAATATCATATTCTTCAAAGTCTGTATTAGTTATTTCTTTACAATGTGGACATTTTAACTCTTCAGGTATTCCAAATATCTCACACAAATCTCTATTTCTACCCATTCTTTTTAATCTCCTGAATACTAGTTAGACTTCTTTTGTAATGATTAATTAGTAGTTCTTCGCCTAGTAATGATATAATTGCATCAGTTTGTTCTTGTGTCATATTTTCTGTTGAGAATCCAATATAAAGGCATCCATCTTCCTTTTTGCATGCCGTTGCTTTAATGAATGTTTTTGTGTTTTCTATTTTTTGAGAATTTTTGAGAATTTTTGCAATTAAATTTACTGTCTCAGGATCAATATCCTTATCAATTTCTTTAAGTTTTTCTTGTTTTTCTGATGTTGGTTTTATTTGATCTTTAATTTCTTCTATCTCTAACTTTGTGCCGTTATATTCATTTCCTTTTAAAAATTCGTCAATTTCTTTTGTATCATCGTTTAAATCTTTTTTAGAAACATCTTGATTATCATTAGATTCTAAATTAGCTTTTAATTCTTCTTTTTGTTTTTTAGGTTTTCTTGGAAATACCATAAAAAATATATAATCTTTTTTATTTATATAAAGAATAGGTAAAAATTATCTATTACCCATCCATAACCACCATGCTGAATATATCGCCGATACAAATACCGAAGTATATATCAACTGTGTTATTAGTCCTACACCAAATATAAATGTTACAAGGTTAAAGTCCATTAGTCCTACTAGTCCCCAATTCAATCCACCAACAATTAATAATATAATTGCTAGATAATCAAACCATTCCATTCCTTTTCTTTTTGCCATTTTTAATTGTTACCTTCGTTCATTCTATTTTTCATGAGATACACGAAGGATGTTTATTCTAATCTTATATAATTAAATGAACCATACATAATCATAATAAATCCTATAATTATTGTTATATACACTCCGCTACTTGCCTCAATACCTCTGTATTCGTTAACTGTAGCTATTGCACCAACAATAGGAGTCATTATAGTTCCAATCATTGCTATTTTTAGTGATCTATCTTGTTTTTTTTGTTTTGTTGCCATTTCTATTCTAATTTAGTTATACTTCCCATCCCAAATATAATTAAAAGTACTCCTATCCAAAATGTAATACGTAAATTATTATTCAATTCAATATTTCCATATAAATTTAGCATTGATATTATAAATACTATCATAATTCCTAAAAATGTTATTTTTTCTGCTCTTTCTTTTTTTTGTTTTTTTGTTGCCATTTCTATTCTAATTTAGTTTTAATTATGTAATATGTAATATAAACTCCAATTAATCCTACTATCATATCTACAAGTCCATCCCAGATAAATACATCTTTCAAGTAATCGGTGTTAAATAACAATGTATCTCCTATTATTTCTATTATTTCCCAAGACCCTGCAACGATGATATATGATATTGTTACGCCTTTTAAGAATGTTTTTTTAATTCTGTTATCCTGAATTATTAGTATTATTATCCAATATAATCCACACCATGCAATACCAAATAATGTATGACTTAATAAATCATATAATGGATATAATCTGTACCAGTCATATATTCTAGCAGTTACTTCAATCCCAAAAAATAAAATAATTGAAAGTATAATAAATATTAATCTATTCTCCCTAATTTTAACATATGATTTTTTATTTTTTGCCATTTTATTTTAGTTGTTTTATTAGATCATTATTATTAATACAAAGGTTATTGCAAGTAATATTATAGTAATTACTATATTTGCTATTATTGTAAATAATAATAGTTTCCAAAATGATAAATCACGCCATTCTGCAACCCCGTACATTACTAGTGAAGATACTAGTATTGATATTAGCGGTATTATCCAGACTGGTAATGTCGGTATCATTAATCCTAGCGTAATTCCTGCCACGATTCCAGTTATAAAGTTAAATAACATGTAAAATATCCATCCTACGAAATAATCTTTAAATACAAATTTTCTTTTCATCTTAATATTCCTCCTTTTAGTACTCTAGTTTTTAATGATAATGGTATTTCTATAATTTCTGTTAATTCTGAGTATTCTATATTTTCTCCTGAGTTATATTTATTTATTAAGTTCTGTATATCTTCTTGACTTGATATTTTAATTGTATAATTAGGATTTTCTATATTTTGAAATTCTATAATTTTGCCATTTTCTAATTTATAGTATTTTGAAATTGAATTGTTTAATCTTATTTCAAATGTTTCATTTTCAAATTCTTTTAAAAATATGTTTTGTTGTTCTTTTAGTTGGTTTTGTATAGTATTTCTATTAATATATGAATTCTGTATTGCATTATCTATACCTTGTTGTGATTCTAATGGTAGTTTGTTTTTTAGTTCGATTAATGTTTGTTGATTTCTTTGTTGTAATTGTTCTATTTCTGATTCAATGTTTGTTACAGAGTTTTTTTGTGCTCTTTCTAAGTTTAGCACTAAATTCTCTTGTAACTGTTCTATATTATCAGTATTTTCTATTTTCTTTATTTCTTCGATTCTTTCATTTGCAATGTCTAAATGTTTTTGTACTTTTTTTTGTTTATTGAATGTCAATGCTAATGAAATTTGTTCTTGCCATCTGTCCATAAAATAAAATGGATTGTCAGGTGTTATACCTGCCTCTATTTCTGTTATATTTTGTGCAAATGCCATTGGCGTAAATATTAATAGCATTATTGATAGTATTGTTATTATTTTTTTCATTTTATTTTGTAATATAACTGTAAGCTATCATTGAACCTGCAATTAAGTTTATTATTGCGTGTCCCATCATTTGATTTTCTGGTAGTCCTCCAAGTATTAACATCGCAATATGTGTTATGAATATTATTGATATTCCTATTGCATAGATAATTTGGTTTATTATCTTTTTATTTTTCTTTTTTACCATTTTTATTTTTATTAGTTCTTTACTTAAAGCCTATGTTAGAATAGACCACTAATTTATGATTATGTAAATTAACCATAATATGAACCCTATTATTGATGTTACTATTATTGATAATGATATTCTTGAAATTTTGTCTCCAATTGGTCCGCCCATCCAATAGTTTTCTGAGTCAATGCTAAATATAAGTATTGTCATGAATATTCCTACTATTATTGTTAATCCCAGTACTGTGAATATGTTGTTTATTATCTTAATAAATGTGTTATCTGTTTCTTTTGATTCAAAAAATGACATATTGCTGAGGTCTGAGATTGTCTGTGTGACATTTTGGTTTTGTATTGTGTCTATTACTTCATCAGTTGCAAGTTTTATTGCTGATTTGTTTTTTAATTCTATTTCTAGCGGTATTATTATGTCTTTACATTGTGTTGACGATAATATTATCTTTCCTTTTGCTTCTGATTCTTTATTTGTATCAATTATTCTTACTCCTGTTAGGTATTGTGAGTTACCTGAAATAGTTTGTAAGTTATTTGTAAGTTTTACTTCGTTAAATGTTGTTTCGTCTCCTTCTGTATAATTGAATGATATTGAAGGTGTTATACTGAATATTTCTTTATTTGTTATTGTTAGATCTATTATGGATTCGTCTTTTGTTAGTTTAATTTTTTTTGGCGATATAAATAGTTCACAATCTATCTTTCCTGATGGCGTTGGTGGTTGGGTTGTTCCTCCTCCACCTCCTCCACCACCGCTTCCACTTCCAGATATACAATATATGTCTCCGAATGTTGATGATAGTGTATCCCCGTTGGTTATTATTGTTTTTGTGTATGTTGTGCTTGGACATGATGGGATTATCATGTCTGTTAATATTATTGACGAATTTTCGATTGTAAGACTACCCATTTCAATAATTTCATCAAATATTACTCTTACTGTTGTATCTGATGATTGAAATGTTAAATCATCTTTAAATGTTATACTATATGATTGAGTTATTAATAACATTAATACAAGTCCTATTATTATTATTGATTTTTTCATCTTCTTATATTTTATGAGTTACAACAAAATGCTCTTGCTGTTATTTCCATTGAATTTAATGTTATTACATCTCCGTTTCCGTCACTTGTTGCAATTATTTGCAACTGATCTCCTAGTTCTAGTGGTACAACTGTTGTTGATGCTACTGAATAAGGTTCATTTGCTACTTTTAAGTATATTGAGAAACTACCCTTAGTTTGTACTATTCCATTCTTTTTTATTGTCATAGTTGGTGTCATTCCTGTTGTACTTCCTTGTAGACTCATTGATATGTCTAACTCTATGTATCTTGGAGTTGTTGAATTATATTGTACTGCATTTGCGGTTGCATTGTAAAAGAATCCTTCGGCTGGTGTGTTGTCGAATATTCCATTTACTGAATAATATGTACCCGCTGTTGTAATTGTTGTACTATTAGGCGCGATAAGGCTTCCGTATAGTCCAACTTGTTCTTGGATTATATTTCCTTCTACTGTTAGGTCGCCTTTGATGGTTACGTCGTCGTAGATTGTACCACCTGATTTAGATAAATATGGATTGATAGATTCTCTATGTTGAAGATATATATTTTTTATTTCTTTCTCCGTTATAGATTCATTCCAAAAAATTACTTCATCTATATTTCCTTTTAAAAAATAGCTATTAAAATCACTTGCACTTACTCCTAAAGATTCAACATTAAAATTACCTATTACATTTACTGATTTATCTAATATACCATTAGTATAAAAATTCCAATGAGTTTTATTATAAATTCCTGAAATATGATACCAATCTCCTAAATTAATTATTCCAGTTATATCTTGGTTTCCATTTCCATCATCTAAATTTATTGCTATTTTATTATTTGAACGATATATTAATGAAATTCTTTTACTACCTGTTCTACCATCCATAATATCTCCTTGTATATTTTCTTGTGATTCATTAAAATTTACCCATAAACTAAATGCTGATATATTGTTTATTTTATCATTAAAATCTACGTATGAATTACCATTAAATTCTGCTGAATTTCCAAGATATGAAACATTATTATTAAATTTTACATTATTACTTATTGCATAATTATCATTACTTGTTGAGTCAAGTATCTTATTATTAGATATAGATTCTGAATTAAAGTTGAATGAACCAATTTTATTTTGATTCGATACACTATGTAGTGTATTTGAATGAATATTATTAAGATAAATATTTTCTTCGCTTAATTTATTAACCTGATGTAATTCATAATAAGAATTATTTTGGCTCATTGTTACTCCTGTATGATCTCCAATAGCATAATATAATTTTGGAGAATTAATTCTTGTATAATCGTTATTTATAAAAAAATCTCCTGAATCAAGTCTTACTATTGCTTCACTTAAATTTCCATCAGAATACTCAAGATAGTCATTATTAAAATCAACTCTTCCGCCATGTTTTACATAAAATCCATATTCTAAATTATTTCCAAAATGCAATCCCATTACATTTATACTTGCAGAATATGGTAAAAAACCATGTTTAGCTATACTCTCATTAAAGTGTATTCTTCTAAATGCTACAACTCCTCCACCATAAATTGATACTGATACATTTTCATCAGAATTTGGATCAACTCCATAAAAATGCATATTTCTAAACTCATTTACTGCTCCAATTGCAGTTGTAATTGACATTGATTTTATTTTTACATTATATCCACTATTAATTGTAGCTCCTCCCATTTGTAATCCTGATACTGATCCTTCTGTTAAATCTGTAATATCACTTAATATAAATGCAGGAATCTTTATATCTTCATTATAAATACCTTCAGCAATAAATATTCTATATCTATGATTTAAAAAATAAGGTATTTGATTTACTGCTTCTTGTATTGTTGTATAGTTTCCACCACCTGATATATTTACGTATATATCTCTTGGCTTTATTGAGAATAATGGTCTATTGTGATTTACTAAAGCTATATTACTATAATTTATATTAAATTTCCCAATATTACTAAATATACTTCCTGCGAAATCATATTCTTGTGTTTGTCCTGCTATACATACTAATTCTGAATCGTATTTTAAGAATCCACTAATGTCTGTAATTGTTCCTGCTGATATTCCTATTATGCTACATACGAACATTAGCATTATTAATCCTATTTTTTTTTTATTTATCATTTTGTTTGATTTTATTTCTTTTTTGGTTTATTTCTTTTTTTATAGTTCATTATTATAACATTGTTTGATGTTATAATAAGCTTAATTAAGCCACTATAATAGGTTTGATTGCCATATAAATAATATTATGAATACTATTATTGTTAATATTATTGTTGTTGTTATACTTACGAATATGTATCGTCCTGCGCTTTTTTTAAATTCTCTTTTTTGTTTTTTTGAAGTTGGTATTTCTGTAAATCCAAATATTATAAACATTATGATTGTTAATCCTAATACTGATGTAAACGGTGATTCAAAGTATAAATATCTTTGTGATAGATCTTTTATTTTATCTTCGATACTTATATCTCTTGATACTAATTCTTCCAAACTTACTACTAAACCTGTTTCTTGTGTTATTTTGATTTGTATTGGGATTTTTATGTCAGTACATTTTGTTGACGATATTATTATGTTTCCTTTTGCTTCGCCTACTGGAATTGGTGATGATAGTCTTACTCCTGTTACCGATTGTTTATCTGTATCAATGAATTCTATTATGTTTGTTTGTCTTAATTTGTTTATTAATACTTCATCTCCGCTTATATATTCAAATGATAGTTCAGGATCATAACCGAAGTCTTCATTATTTAATATTGATATACTTTGTTTTATTATATTATCATCTAAAAATATTTCTTCTATTGATAATCCTATGTCACATAATTGTTTATCACCGTTTAAATCTATTGTTGCTCCTCCGCCACCTCCCCCACCGCTTGGTGTTGGTATTTGTACTAAAAATATAAAATCTACACCTTCTATTACTTCTGATGAGTGTTGTAGGCTTGATGCATTTGCGCATGAATAAATTATAGTTCCTGTGTATAATCCTTCATTTAATCCTGATATTGTTATTGTAGCATTTTTTTCAACTCCATTTAATAAATTAAAATTATTTCCTATTGATGAATTTAGTGAATTATTTATATTTAATTCTGTTGCACTAAAACTACAATTTGTTGCGCTGTATCCAGTAGATAAAAGTGTGAATGTTCTTTGAATTGATGATGTTTTTGTGAATGTTGAACTCCATGTAGTTGTTGGTGATATTGTTAATATTGCGCTGTTCTCAACTACTGATAAATCGAATGTTAGATTTATTATTTTATTATCTATTTGTCTTGTTAATGTTATATAAAATATACTATTATTAACTAAACTTAAGCCTGTTGATAGATTCATTTTAATATATTTTATTGATGTTGATGATAAATTAAATGAAGTTTCGTTAAATGTTATATTTCCATAGGTTGGATTAATGTTATCAGCTAATGTGTATGCTTGATTATCTGATGAATTTTGGGTTATTTGTAAGGTAAATATTGTCTCTGTATTGCTTGATAAAGCAAAGTCTACTGATGATTTGTCGTTAATTTTTACACTTATTTCTGGATCTATTATAGTTGCACTTTGAGTGAATGAATAATTAGAATATTCGCTTATTATATCACAATTTAACGCTATAATATCGTTTTCAAGGTATGTTGATACGTTTAATATTGTTTCATTTGTTCCTGATAATACTGTAGCTCCATTTTTTGTCCAATTATATAGGTATGTTGTTGAATAGGTATCAAAATCGTCGTACAAATCTTCACAAACAGAGTTTATTGTGTCTGTATATGTGTATATTGGCTCTTGAAATTCTGTTTGGACTGCTTCAAATCTATCAATATAAAATGTCTCATCTAAATATTGTGTTATTTTATTATCTATTCCGAATATTGTGTATAGTCCTTCTGTGTGTGGTTCTAGTTTAATCCAACAACTTGACATGTAAGCACAACCGCTATATGATTTATCTTCTATCCCTAATTCATTACTAATCATATCAAAAGTATAATGTAATGATAAATTAGTTATATTTAATAACTCTCCATTATAATAATCCGTAATCTCTGATGCTAGTAAATCTCTTGAGTATATTTTTAAATCTGCAATTGTACCATTATAAAAGTTTGATGGAATACCATAATTTATTGTTCCTACTTTCCCTATTGTTGATGTTGATATTGTGCCTGACTTTGTTGTAGAGTTTACTAATGAATTATTTATGTATAAATTTAGATGAGTTGAGTTTGATATTGCACAAAATGAAAATTCATCTTGACTTGGGTATGATATATTTAATTCATTATAGTTGAATAGTAATAAATCATTTGATACTTCTAACGATATTCCACTACTAATATTATCTTTTGAACTGTATATTGTACCATCTGATCCAGGAATAATATAACCACATATTGAGAATATATCTTCTGATAAAATTAAATTGTTTGTTGTTAAGTAGTCATCCACTCCGTCAAAATACATTCCTTTAGATATATATTCTCCATTTATTGTTGAATTAAATATTTTTGGTTCTTCTGTTTCTACTATATGTTGTGTATCATATATTGTAGTTGTTTCAGGTCCTTCTTCAAAACTATAACTTAATCTTGAATTTTCTGGATTAACTATTGAATATGAATCCATTTCATTGTTTATTTCTGATTCTGATAATGTTCTTTCCCAAACCCTTAAATCGTCTAAAGAACCATATAACCTATCTGTTCCTAATGATACACCTACTTTATGCTGTCTAAATCTTCGTTTACTTACACTATTACAATTTGCAAATGTTTCATTTAATACATTAACTCCGTCAATATAATAATTTACATTTCCATTGTTAAATACTACTGCAACATTATACCAAGTATCAGATTCAGGGTTAAAGTCGTAATATATATATTCTAAACCTAAATCACCATAACATCCCAAAGATAAATCGTTGTTTGTTGAAGATTCCGAAATAAATAACCATATTAATGGAGCACTAAGTGTATCACCACCTTCATAAAATATTGTTTTTGGTTCATCATGATATATTGTGTCAAGTTTTATCCATCCTTGTATCGTAAATTCTGTTATAGTTGTATCTGAAAATACACCTGTTTCTAAATCAATATAATCGTCAATATCATCTATATGTACTCCTTTATTGTGTTTTCCGTCTACTTTTGATACTCCATTATATGATATTGCATCATGAAATAATTTTCCTGATATTGTGCCATCATAAAACGATGTAAAATTTATTGTTTGATTTCCAGATACTAAGTAAAAGTTATCGTAACTATTTGAACCTCCTGAACTGTTTATTTGTGGTTGATATGTATTATATTTACTATTTACTGTTATACTTGATGCACTGAATAAATTAATGCTACAAAAAATTATTATTAATAATATTGTCATTATTTTTACTATTTTTCTACTTTTATCTTTTATATTTTTTTGTATCATTTTTATTTTTAATTAATTACTATATAATATATTTTTAATCGTACTGAATATTTCTTTTATTGTGTCAAATATCTTATTATTTAATTGCTCTTTTTTCTCTTCTACATTTTTTAACGAATTATTTGTTCTTGTTAGATCTATTATTGATTCGTCTTTTGTTAGTTTAATTTTTTTTGGCGTTTCATTTAATTTTACTTCTAATGAATTGTTTTGTATAACCTTATTTTGCATTTTGGTTATATTTTCTATTTTTTTGGGTTTTTCTTGTATTTCTTGTTTTATTATTATTTTTTTTTCGGATTCAATTGATTTCTTTTTAGATTTTTTTGATTTTGATTTACCATTTGATTTTGTTTCATGAATTTCTACAATTTTTGGTTCACTTGTTTTATTTAATATTGTTGTATTTGTTGTATTAATACTTGTTATATTTGATATTGTTAAATTCGATAAATTATTAATATTACTAATTATAGGTTTAATGTTTTTTACATCAAATATTGTATTTATTGATGAATTTTCTTCAAAATTATAACTTAATATAATATTTTTTAAATAAATTGGTAATGATGAATTCATTTCTATATTTATTTGTGATTTATTTAATTCTGTTTCCCAAATTCTGAAATCATCTAAAGTTCCATGAAATGTTTCTTTATTATCATTATATTCTCCTTGTATACCTATATAATGATTCCTAAATCTTCTTCTATTAATGTAGGTATGATTTGCAAATGTTTTATTTAATACATTAATTCCGTCAATATAATAATTTACATTTCCATTGTTAAATGTTACTGCAATATTATACCAAGTATCAGATTTTGCATTAAAATTATAGTTTATATAATTTGTTTCGTTCTCACTTTGATAATATCCTAATGATAAACTATTATTTTTAGAAGACTCTGAAATAAATAACCATATAAGATTTCCACTTGTGAATAAACTGTTTCCTTCATAAAATATTGTTTTTTTATTATTATTTGATGTATTTTCTAATTTAACCCAACTTTGAATCGTAAATTCTGTTATTCTTGGTTCATAAAAAACGCTTGTTTCTAAATCAATATAATTATCGGTATTATTAAAGAAAATACCTTTATTATACTTTCCCTCAGTTCTTAATGCTCCATTATATAATATTGCATTATGAGGTCTAGATAATGTTGTTATACTTGATTCTAAGACTGTTTTATTATATGATTCACTAAATATATTAATGCTACAAAAAACTATTATAAATAATAGTGCCGTTGTTCTTATGATTTTTTTTATTCTACTTTTATTATTCATAATTTCTTGTATCATTTTTTATTTATATAATGGATAGTTAATTTTTTGATATTATCATGTATATTAACCCAAATCCTATCATAATTCCTATTATTATGTATATCATTGTTGTATAAGATTGTTTTTCTATTTCAGATTGTATCTTTATTGGAATTATTATATCGGACTGCGATTCGTTTATACTTTCTATACATTTACCTTCGAGACATGAAAATTCACATGTTTCAATTATAGTTATTTCTTTATTTGTTTCACAACTATAAAACTGTGTATTACATTTTTCTGTTGAATTAGCTATTACTACATTATTATTTTCACAATATTTTTCACTTTCATCATTATTACAATGTTTATCTTCTATACATTCAACATTACATTTATTTTTTATTATTCCATTATTAACCCAATTATTATTTTCACATGTTTCATAATTAAATATGTCGCAACTTGTTTCGCCAGTTTCGCATTCTTTTAGATCACATTTCCATTCATTCCATTCGCCTTCTTTATTACAATACATATTTTCATTACAATCATTATTATCATAACATTCAACTGATTTCAAATCAAGACATTTACCATTATCATTTATGTCTAAATATCCGTAACTTCTAACTACCCATGAATCCCACCACCAAGTTGTTTCTACTGAACTTCTTTCTTCATAATCGTAATCATATCCTAAAAATAATGGGCATCCTGTGTAGGTTTCTCCTGCACTTGCTAGTAATATTTCGTCTGGACTTATTATTTTATAATCATAATTATAACATCCTTTATTATCACAATTTGCTAAATCGTATAATTCGTTTTGGTTATTAATATTTTTTCCATCATATAGATATAAGTAATCTCCATCTAATTTTATTGGTATTTTTACATCTCCAACATAATATCCATTTTTGTATGTATTAGCTTTTTTTAATTCTGTTGACATTATATTTACTTTTGCGGATGCTTTACCGTTATCGTTTTTTGCTGATAAACATAATTCGTATCCGTTATCTGGTGTGCATGATGATATTGTTGAAAATGTTTGTCCTATATTTTTTATTGATGAAAAATTATTCCCTAGATAATCATTTCCTCCTTGAATTGAATATGGTTGAATTTGATTTTCTTTTGTTATTAATGGATATAAAAAGTAAAATATTAATAGTATTATGATTATTATTCCTATAATCCATGATATTCTTATATTTCTTTTTTGTTTTCTTTTCATGTTCTTGTACCCATGGCTATTCCTGAGAATGTTAATACATCATCGATTGGAAGATTTGTTTTTATTAAAAACTTTATTTTGTCGAACTGTGACATTTTGTTCCAGTTTTCCATTAAATAAATTATATCTTCTCTACTTAGTTTGATGTTTAAATCTGTTGTTTGATTATTATATTCTTGTATTTCTTTTAATTTACTTTCATTAAATATTAATACTGCCTTATAATCTTCTACTTCTATTGATATATTATCGTATTCTTTTGCTATCTCTGAAATTATTTCGTAAGAGTTTATTTGCTTTATTATTGGGTTTTCTTCTTCGTTTAAGTTAATTGTTTCGGCGTTCATTGTGTTTGTTAATAATATTAGTATAATTAAATACATTATAGGTTTTTTCATTTTCTTTTCTTTACCTCTTTTTTTTTAATTGGTGCAAATAGTAAATATCCAAATATGATTATAACTAGTATTATCTGTGATTGTGTGTTTGATATTATATATTCTATTATATTTCTTGCAAATATCATTATCCACGCAAAAATCACAGATAACCACATAAACTGTGTAAATCTATTTACTGGCATTCCTAATGCAATTGATTGTAATGTTATATATATTGTTAATATTGATAGTAATATTGCTATAATCCACCATGCATATTCTGAAATTAGAATAGATGTTATAAAATCCATCTTTTACTTTTTAGCCTCCTCGCCTAATAAAGCTCTTCTTCTTAACAGCAATGCTCCTATTATTCCAATACCTGCAATCCATAAATAACTATAACTTACTTTTTGGCTTTCTATTGGCATTGTTGCTACACATTTTCCTGTTGTGGTGTCCCAGAGAGGTTTATTTTCTGGACAGTCTGTTTGAACTTGTATACAGTCTGAAGTAATCTTTAGTGTTCCGCTTGAGCATGAATATTTGCATAACTTTGTACTATCTCCTGATACTGGCGCATAGTTTGTTATTGAACCACCGTATTTATCACAGCTTTGATCTTGAATATTGATTATTTTTGCATCGTCACTACATCCAGTTGTTCTTGGTATGCATTCTATATTAGTTGACCTTCTTTCACCTTCTGATGTTGCAACATATTTAAATCCGTCCTCTGCTTCTTTGATTTTGTAGTAATAGTTTGGTCTTGTGATATAAATTTGTGCTCCATTCTCGACATCATTTAAAGTTACTGCCTGTGTAGACATTACTTTCTGTAATCCTGTTACTGCGTTAAATGGGGCATCTGGCAAAATTTCAAATCTATCATTTATATCTATTGTATGGTATTGTGAACTTATTGAATTTGCTTCACAACTTGTTGTTGTTGATTGTACAAAACCGTCGGCTGTTCTTATTCTTAGACCGTATGAAGGATATTTAACTTTTAATTGTGCGTTACCTATTATTTTATCTGTATCAATATAAATATAGTCTCCCACATTTACTGAGTATCTTATTGAGTCTCCTACTATGTCAAAGAATCCTGTTTCTTTTTTACATCTTGAATCATCTGTACTAATTGGTTTTTCTCCTCCGTTTACATTGCATATGTATGCCGTTGCTGTTGAGAAGTCTGATATTTCGTATTCACATTGTATTGAGTTTACGTTTGGTATATATTTTCCAGCTTCGTTTGTTGTACAGCTGTACCATATAGGATCATCTGTGTGAGATGTTTTTTTTATTGTTGCTAAGTTATCAGCTCTTGCAATACATTCTCCCGTAAAATATTGTGGAATATAAATTTCTTCTCCAATTAATGTGAATCCTTGTGGTTGTTGTCCTGTTGTTAATATACTAAAACTTCCTATTATTCCATATATTGATGTTGCAACTAATAATATGAATGCTAATATAAAAAACAATCTTTTAGATTTTTTCATTTTTCTTTTCCTCTTATTTTATTGATTGGCATGAATAATATTATAGCTATAATTATTATTGTTATTGTACTTATTAATATCTCAGTTCTAAAATCTTCCCGTGCATCACTTAAACCTTGATTTGAAAACAAATTTTTTAGACAAAATTCGCATTCAGTTGAATATCCTAATGCATTAAAATTTGTTCCTTTTTGATAACCCCTACATTCAATATCTCTAAATCCTTCACCTAAATCTGTTGTTAAATCTATTGTTTCATTAGTTTCTGGTGTCGTTGGTGTTATTGGAGTTGTTGGAGTTGTTGGTATTATTTCATTACATGATTCTATTGGTAATAAATATCCTATATTACAGTCTCTTTCTTGTATCTTTTGATATTTTACATTGTCAATACATTTAAAATCGTTAAATTCTTCGTAATTACATACTTTTTGTGGCATTTCTTTACATTCTCCACCTTCGCAACCATAATCACATCTTTTAACAAATTCTGTAAATCCTATACTGCAATCAGTTAATCTTTCTTTTTGGTATACATTATTTGTTTTACATACAAATTCATTGTATTCTTTCTTTGAGCATGTTTGTTGTGATTCTTCTTCAAGTTGTTCTGCAAGTTTGTTTAAACATTCTCTTGCTGTGTTATAGTTAGTTGCCTTTTTCCAATTACTATCTTTTGAAGATATACATTTTCCGTCGTATAAATATTTTTTTTCTACGTCATCTGCTACTGTAATTGCTTTATATTCTTCTTTTTCGTAGCATGAGTAAGAATAGTAAAAACCGTCTCCATCTCCTGTGTAAAATTCTTTAAAGTTTGGATAATCATTTAAACTGTTTACTAGCCATAAATTCTGGAATATGTCGGTTTTACATTTTGATTTATCAAAGGCGTTATCACAAAATACAAATCTTATTAGTTGTTGTCTTTCACAACCTTTTCCAGCCAACAATGAATAGTCGTTGCCTTTATAGTATTGGATTCCTGCACTTCTTACATATTCATAACTATTTGCTCCAAAAAAATTATCTAAGTTTGTTGATTTATCTGATACAAATACAAATTGTGTTGGTGTTGTTTCTGTATTAATATAATAGTTAAAACTTAGGAAATTTTTATGATTTGGTGGTGCAGTAGTGTCATTTAATACTGTTAGTTCGTTATCTTTTAAATAATAATATAATCCTGTGGAAATTACTATTAATATTAATATGAATGATAGACCTAGTCTAATTCTTTTCTTTATTTTTTTGTCTATTTTTCGTTTTTTTGCCATTTTTATTTATGATAGGTTTATTGTAGCTGTAACATTTGTTTGGTTAATTAATGTTGATGAATTTAATATTGTTTGATTAGTTATATCTATGATATTTTGTCCAATATAACTTTCTCCCCCTGTAAAGTGTATTATTGCTGAAAATACGAATAATAGTACGAATGCTAAACCTAATTTTAAGAATGGTGATCCTATATCTCCTACGTTAACATCTAATATGTCTATTATTATTGATGATATTTGATATAAGATTAAAAATCCAGCTATTATGAATAATATTCCAAATATTAAATCACCTTTTGGTATTTCTGTTTTATTTAGTATGTATAGTGTGAAAAAATCCCAAACTGATGAATAAATTATTCTTGTACCATTTAAATATGAATCTAATATTGCTTTAAATATTGTTATTTGTCCTATACTCCATAAATTTAAATTCATAATTAGTTCTTTTACTGAAAATATAGTTATAACTACAAATACCCATAGTAATTTTAAGCTTAATCTTTGTGGAGATAATGCAGAAAACATTGATTTTATGAATCCTTGACTATTATTATTTATCATTTTATTTTGGTTTTTTGAGCTACTGATGTTTCAGTTCTAAATTTTCCTAGTAATAATGCTACTGATACAAGTATTATACCACTTATTACTGATACCATTGGACTCCATCCTTTTGATTCTATGTATCCAAGTAATCCAAATGAAAATAATACACCACCTGCTACACTTACAAGTAACCATAATATTCTTTCAATTGGTTTTTCTTTTTTTCTTTTTGCCATTTTTTAATGTATAAAATAGGTTTTGTGATTTAATCTTATAAATGATAGTTTGAAAATGTGTTTTAAGTTGTTGTTTTCTGGTTTAACCTGTTTTTTCTGGTTTAACCTCTTTTTACAACTTAGTTGTATTTTTCTTGTTAAACTTGTTTTTTAATACCTTTATTTATAAATTCCTATTATTCTGATATTAGTAAACATTGTATTGTTGGAAATCATTATAATTAAGTTTGGATTCTGTGGAGGCGAAAGTCTGTGAAGCAGGGAAGTGACCACTTTAAGTGGATTCCTTTTGATTCATTGATTTTGGTAACTATACAATAACAATGTTAATTTAAGTTAACAAATGGCTAGAAAAAAAAGAAAAATGACCTCAAATAATAATACTATGTGGGTCGTAATATTAATCTTAGTTGCAGTTGTTGGTATGATGTTCGGATCTAATTTCTTTGGTAGTGTAGCTGATACACCTTCCAGTTTAAGAGATGCAGAACTTGCGTCAGCAACATTAACTTGTCCAACTGATGGTGATACCTCGCTTACTATTGATGTAAGAAATATCCTGAATACTACTGGTACTGAAGGATTTGATGCAACTGTATATGTTCTTGCAGAAGATGGCAGTATTGTAACCTCTATTACTGATACTACAAATCCTACTGCTGCGACTGTTACATGTGGTTTCAAGTATGCATTGGCTGTTGTAAGGGCTGATGGTGAGAATGGTGATAATTCACAAGTTCAGAGTATTCTTGCTAAACCTTCTGGAAGTAATGCTGTTGTTGAAGGCGGACAAGTATATTTTACTGCTGATAGATCAAACATGGGTTTAACTCTAGGTGTTGAACAGCATGGTGTTTTACAGTTCAGAGTATATGATAATGTAGACGCTAGGTTTGCTTACGATACTGGTGATACTGATAATACTGCTTTTGAAGCTGATGGTACAACTTTTACTGATGGTGATAATTCTACTGCTTTTGCTGTAGGTTCTGGTGGTTATATTGATTTCAGGATTGATATGCAGAGTACTGGTACTGATACAAATGCAAATGATGCTTACATGTTAGTTGCTGTTGAAGCTCCTGTTAATATCTGGGACGAGCCAACTATTAAGTTTGAGAATACAGTTCTAAGCGATGTTAAAACTTCTGCTTTGAGTGCTAATGAGTTAATTGGTTTAACTGATTATGAATATGTGTATAAAATTGATGCCAAATTATTGGATGATGTTTATTCAATGGATTTCTATATGAAGGCTCTTGCTGGTGCTGATCCTACTGCTGATGTTCAGATTGACTTTTTCCCTGCTGGAAATTTCTTGAAGACTGATGGTACAGGTATCATGACTGGTTCACATGTTGATGATTCTGCAAAAACTGCTGTATTTACGACTCAGGATGTAACTGTTGATATTTCATAAATTTAATTTTTATATTATTTTTATAAAATAGTTATGCAATAAGGGTTATGCCCTTATTAAGATACATTTTATATAATAAAAGTGAATATTATAAGGTATTGTTTGGGTATGCCGTAATATAGGGTTAGATTCCCTACACTTTTTTAATTAAAATAAATAAAAATGGGAAGATCTAATGTTTTGGCTGATGAGAATTATAATCCTTTTATTTTCTCTATGATTATATTTGGAGTTATCTTTATTTCTTGGGGTGCATTGAATAAAGTTGAAGCAGGAACATTATATGTTACTCTGTTTTTAGTTACAATTGGTATTATTAGTCTCGTTAAAAGTAATATAAAAGAAGACAAAGCTACTTTGAAAAAATTGTATAAATCTCCATTTCTTTCTAGTACGAAAGTTGCTATTGCGATGTATTTACTTGGATATGTTGTAATTTTTGGAATAAATTTTTTTGGAAAATTCATTAAAAATTCTTTTTCTACTTTGCAATTTTTTAGCCCTTTGTATTTTTCGGGTAGTGGTGGTGGAGGTAGTGGTATATCTTCTACTTATCTTGCCTCTGTTATTGAGAATACTGCAGGTTTTAAGTTAGCTTACAGTGTTTTTGTTGCTGGTACTATCGAGGAATTTGTATTTGGATTTGCTTTATTTTTAGGCGGATGGATCATATCATTTTTTATCCTTGAATTTTTGTTTGACAATAAAGCACCCTTTGGATTAAGTAATAAAACTTTTAGTAAACTTTTTTCATATGCTTTTGTAATTGTAACTTTTACTGGTATCCATGTTCTAAATGCTAGTTATGAAGGTGTTATGTTTGTTTGGGCTGGATTATTTAGACTTTTAATGACCATTGCATTATATGAGTTAGGTTTAGGTTTATCTTTCACTATGGGAATGCATCATGCTAATAATTTCTTTGCATTTTTATTCTTTGAAGGCGTAGCCGGATTAAATAGCACTACTGGAATATTGTATATTATATTTATGCTTGGTTTGTTATCGTTTACAATTAAAAATATATTCACTAAGAAATTTAGAAAAGATTTTAAGAAAGATATTAAAGATTATAGGTTATGATATGTTTTGTATCATATAAATAAAATATAAAATGGCTAAATTAAGAAAACCAAAAGTATTAGTTAAATCTAATAGACAAGTAGGAAAATCTGTTAAGTCTATTGATAAACAGTTAAAAGCTCTTGCACCTGGAAAAAGACGGTCTTCAACTGGTAAAATTTATTATGAAAATCGTAGAAATAGAAGTGATTTAAAGGATGATACACCGAGTAGAATTGTTAAAGTAAAAAAACATACACGTTTAAATGAAACTATTGATGTTAAAAAGCATGATAGGAAAATTGTTGTAAAGTCTGCTGTTTCTGGTTCTAAAATGAAATTAAAAGATGATGTTATAATTAAAGCGAAAATTTCAGAAAAAGAAACTAAAAAAGAAAGACAACAACGATATATGAAAGAGATTAAAAATAGAGTTAATGCTCCGTTTGTAAGTACTAATGGTGGGGCTTTTGGTTCTGAAACTGTATTTGTTGATATATCTTTAGATAATAAATCGGATTGGGCAAATGGATATAGAAGTAATTCCAGACACATGACATTTAGATTATTGTTTGATGAAATGAAAATGGATGTTATACAAGAATATTATAAGTTTTCAAGACCTAGTTTTAGAAAATCTAAATTTAAAAATGTTGATGATGCTATTAATAGAATAAATGACTACATTATTAAGAAATCTAATCCAGAGTTACAACCAAAAGTTAAACCTAGAGTAGAACCAGTTGGTTTTACAAAGCAAGAAGAACAAAGGATAATAAAAAGATTAGATGATTATTTGACTGCAACTTTAATAGATAAAGAACAAGTCTCATCTGTAAAATTAGCTGTTATTGGATTGGTTTCTGATAAAGAAAGTTTTACATATGAAGAGATTAAAGATAATGCTAATAAAATAATTGAAATAAGAAAACTTAAAACATATGAAAATACTATTAATAAAGAAAGTAAAGATTCTTTTCAGGATAAAAAGGAAAGAAAAATTGAGAGGTTTGAAAAACTTTCAGAAAAGAATAGAGCAATTTCTAAACAGAATAGTCCTAGTAATATATTAGGCGAAAAGAATACAGGAATACCTTTTGGTCAACCAATTTTAGTTGGTCATCATTCAGAACGTGCACATAGAAGAGCAATTGCAAAGATGGATAGTCAATTAAGAAAAGGGTTTGAAGCAAGTGGTAAAGCTGATTATTACAAAGAAAAAGCTAATATTGTTGCTAATAGTACTATAATTTCAAGTGATGATCCCGAAGCAATTACAAAATTAAGAGATAAACTTGATAAATTGGAAGATAGAAGAACGAAAATAAAAGCCTTTAATATTAAAGCTAGAAAAGAAGGTACAGAACAAGCTCCTAGTTATATGTTGCAAAATTTATCTGGTAATATTAGAACTGTTAAATTAAGGATTCAACAACAAATTAAGAAATCTCAATCAATAGATAAAGAATATTTTATTAATGATGTAAGAGTTGAAGAAAATGTTAATGATAATAGGATAAGAATACATTTTGATGGTAAGCCCAGTCAAGAAATGATAAATAAACTTAAAAATAATGGATTTAGATGGTCGCCTTTTAATACTGCATGGCAAAGACAATTAAATGATACAGGAAGAAGAAGAGTAAATAGTGTTTTGAAAAATTAAGAAAAGATCTTGGTTTTGACGGTTAAATCTATTAAAATCCTTTAAATTACCTATTCTTTATATAAATAAAAAAGATTATTATTATTTTACCAATAAAAAAAAATGGAAATTATTATTGTTAAGTCAAAAATTAAAGAAGTTGTTGGAGATTGTAATATCTCAAAAGATTTTTTTGAATCTTTAAATGAAGTTGCTTATTTAAATTTGAAGCATACTGAAGAAAAGGCTAAGGCTAATGGTAGAAAAACTGTTCAAGCTAAGGATCTTTTTGTTGCTGAACATGTAGAAGCGCCAATGCTAATTGTTAAATCAAAATTAAAGAATGTTATTTCTGGTTATAATGTTTCTGGTAATATGGCTGAAGGATTAAATCAGTTAATTGTAAGAATTATTAAAGAAGCTGTTTTAACTGCAAAAGCTAATAATAGAAAAACTGTTAGATCTATTGATTTATAATCTATTATTTTATTATTTTTATATTTTAATCATCTATTTCTCTTTCTTTTCCAAAAAGTTTATAAATATGTATATACATTCGTTATTATGGTAAATAAAAACCAAGTTGAAATATATGAAGTAAATAAGAAAAATAAGCAACTTAATAAGATTGAGTTGGCGAGAAAGAAAAGACTTTCTTTGAAGAAACAAAATAATTTTGTTAATAATATTATTTGTTATCCTTTAATCTATGCATCTAATTTGATTGTTAAATTGAAACATTCATTGTCTAATAGTATTTTTAATCTATCCTATAAAAAGAAAAATAATCCTATTTATAATCATCTACAAGTTCCTGATTGTTGTTTTTGCGGTTATACTAAGAAAGTTTCTAAAAATATTGTTATCAGTAAAGTTATTGATGCATATATTGTGAGTAAATCAATTGTAAGAGGTAAATATTAAAAAAATGGCAGAAGATTATATTAAAAGAAAACAAAAAAGAACTTTTATGATTATTGAAGCAAGAACTACATCTAATGAAAAACATAAAGAGGATATTGATAATGCTATTAAAATCATGAATGAAGCTATTGCTAAGATTGAGTCTAGTACAAAAGGTAGAGTAACCATGAATACCAGTGTTCAACTAGAGATTGAAAAGGGTAATGTTGATTCTATTATTTTTTAAAAAATGGATTATTGGTTTAAATGTCAAAATTGTGGAAGTGAGATTCAAAGTAATAGTACTGAAGATAAAATTCCAAAAGAAGTAAGTTGCATTAAATGTTTTCATAAAAATAAAGTAGTTGGACATAATATACAATTATTTACAAAAGATTTGGAAACAATTGATGAGAAAGTAAAAGAAAAAGTTGAAAAACTTTTATAAAATTGAATAAAAAAAATGAATGATCAAGAATTAATTAATACTTTTATAACAGGAGGTATATATAAGTTAAGTGTTGATGAGATGATTAGACTTTTGAAAATTTTACATTCTAATTCAATCACAAAATTTATATCTTACCAGAAAAATAACCGAGCTTTAATTTATGCGCCTGTTAACTGGCAGGGTGATAGAATAATTATGATAAATCTATCTAAAATTAATTAAATCTATTTTTTTAAGCTTTATTTATCTTTTAAAATAGAAAGGTTTATAAATATGGGGCTACATCATATAGTATGGTAAATGAAACAAGAAAGATAAGAAAAGTAAAAAACTGTGAAGGATGGATTTTAAAAACAAATAAAATGGAAGTAGAAAGATTAGCTGTTTCATTAGGAATAAATTTTAGTTGGGCACTTACAAAGGAAGAGTTTGCAAATAAATTATATATTGAAGGATTAGAAGAAAAGTTTTTGGATGAAATAAATAAAAGAAAGGTAAATGGGAAATTAGGTCTAGGTTTCAATTAAAATGGAAACAGAATTATTTAAAGATGAACTAAAAAAAAGAGGTATATTTAATAAAAGAAAAATATCTTATTATCTACAATTTTATAAAATTGATTTAAGTGTAAATGAAAATATAAATTTATATATTAAAAAAACTAAAAATCTAAAAAATGAATAAACAAGAATTAATAAACACTTTTATTTCAGGTGATTTTTATAAATTATCTGTTGATGATATGGTTGTGTTATTAGATTTATTACACTCTAACTCAATAACTAAATTTATACCATTTCAAAAAAGTAATAAAGCTAGAGTTTATGCACCTGTTAACTGGCAGGGTGATAGAATAATTATGATAAATCTATCTAAAATTAATTGAATCTATTTTTTCTTATACTTTTATATCTTTGATATGCTTTTTTTACTATCTGTAATCTATTATTTTATTATTATATTCTTTCTTGACTATCATTAATCATATAATATAAAAAAGTCTTCTCAAATTGGCTTAAAATTGTTTTGTCTAAAAATAATTATAGTAATTTATTTATTTTTGCGTATTTTTCTAATTTTTCACTTACATCTATTAAAATATCTTTTTTTAATCTATCGAATAGAATTTTATTTGGTTTTGCTCCACCCCATACATTCGTGAAGTTATTTTGTTCTGCTATTATTATTTCTTTTTCAATTAATATATCTATTTCTTTGTATAGTAATTTAGTTTCTTCTTTAATGCATTTATTTATTGTATTTACTATGAAACTTCCTTTTAATGATATATTTTTATTTTTATTATTACCTAATGTTAATTTTATGAATTTTTGTAATTCGTTATTTTTTTCTACCATCTTCTTTCTCTGTTGTGTATATTTTTAGATCTATCTTTTTTTCCATGTCTTGTCTTTCTTGGTCTTGCAAATCCTATTATTTGTGATTCTGTTTCAAATTCGTCATAGAATGGGTTTCTTTTCATTTGTTTGGTTTTTTTTAGTTTTGTCATTTTTTAATTAATCTCCAATAATCTTTATTTGCTTCTCTTAATTTAATATTATCATTTTTAGCTATTTTATACCACTTATAAAATAATATTGGATATAAAATAAAGCCTATAATTCTATCTATTAGTGTCATATCATGTTTTTTCATAATTTTTTTTGCTTCTTTATATTTTATCATTTTTTAATTAAAACTCGTGTCCCACTTTACATCCTTGAGGGATGAATCTATAAATTTCTCGTGATTGTGGTGGAATGTATATCCATTCTTTCGTATATGTATGATTATCTAAAATTAAGCCTCCTACATCTTCTGGTGCTTTTAATAGATATATTATTTCTCTGCTCATGATACTAGATATTGATTCTGTTTCTGCAATATATGAAAGTAAAGTACAGTCTGAACCTTCTGCTATGTCTGTATCAATACCTTTTTGGTTTTGATATATGATTATATTGTCTATTCCATCACTACGATACATTGTCTGACAATTTTTTATTAAATGTATTGATGCCTCGTTATAATCTATTTTTGAACAATATTTCTTTGCATCGTCAAATATTATTAAAGTTTTTTTATATTTTCTAGTGCCTTTACTTTTTACGACGTATTCTCTGGCTTTCTCTACTGCTAATGTAATATCAGTTGAAAGCAAGTATCCGTCTTTTTGGTAATAATTAAGGACTACTATGTTATTTTCTTCTCCCCATTCTTTCTCAAAGTTAATTGTGTTATATTTTCCAAATAATCCTTCTTCTATCGCTATTCCTATTTTTGACATTGCAGATGCCTTTGTACTTGGCATTAGATCACTCGCACCTATTTGTTTATGAATTTGTTTTAGATTTTTTGCGCCTTGTTTTACCAATCCCGCACAGTATGCTCCCGCCATTGCACTTAATCCTAATGCTGTCCATGATTCTCTCTGAGTGAAAGTGTTAATTTTGTGTGAATAGTATTTCATGCCTGTGAGTGAAAATTGTTTCATTTCTGCATGTTCTTTTATGTGTGATGCACAATAGTTGGATATTTGTAAGCTTTCATTCTTTGATTTTGGGTGTAGTCTATGTGTTTTTCCTTTTTTTCTTGCTACTATCCATTCTGGCTGTTTCGGACATATAATTAATATGTTATATTCTCCGCTTTTATGAAAGTCTGATACTATATTCTTTATTAGCATTGTTTTTCCTACACCAGAAGAAGCAAGTATTCTCATGTTCATGAATTTTGATGGATCTATATCTAAATAAACTATTTCATCGTTTGGGTATTGATAGTTGGTATCATCGAATGGGTTTACGTATCTTTGTTTATCCCATTGATATTTGTTTCTTGGGTTATTGCTTATACCTAGATAACACATTCCTCTATCCTTGAAATAGTCTTCTTCGATTTTTATTTGTGTTCTATATTCTGTTAGAAATGTTTTGTACGGTGATGAATGTTCTTTATTTTTTATTTTTATTCGTTTTTTCATTCTCTAAGTACCTTATTTAAATATACCATGCCATACTCCTAATATTCCAAAATTAAATATAAATATTATTGTCATTTGCATATTGTTTATATTTGCATAAAATATACATAATAAAAAGCATACAAAAAAACCAATTAATATGTTTGTTTTTAATATTTTTATAAACTTATTATATTTTTTCATTCTTTATAATATCTCCATCCTTCTATTATTTTTAGATTACTTCCATTTTCTATACTTTGCCAACTTTCTGGATAGAATCTTATTTCATTTTCTGTAATTTTAAATATCTTAAAATATCCTTTTACTTTTCCGTCTACTGCAAAATATATTCTATCTACTTTTTGTTTTGGTGGTCTATTTGTGCCCCATATACAATATTTATTTTTTGATGCTCTTGTGTCGTTTAATTTGTTGATTAATGTTTTATGTTTTAAGAATATTATTATTCCTACTATTTTCTTTGCGAATATACTACTCATTTTCTATTTTTTTTCCTCCTAAGTAACATGTTACACATTTACCGTTCATTAACATTTTCGGAACTGTGTTTTTATCTGGTATTTTTCCGCATTTATTACATTTCCATTCTATTCCTGCCTTTTCTGGTTCTTTTTGATTATTTTTTTCATCTATCATTTTTCCCAATTTCCTATTATTTTATTAAATCCTAACTCATATCTTTTACATTTGTACCTCTTACATAATTTATTAAATATATTTTTAGCTTCTTTTGATTTAAATTGTCCTGCTAAATTACAGGCTTTTACAAATAATATCCAATCATTAATTGAATCTTGTATATCACAATATAATGGACATAAATATGCTACATCTTTTTTATAAAGATAATCAATCTCTATTGTTCTTATTATTTTGCTTTTTAAACTCATTTTGTTATTCCTCCTCTTTTTTAAATCTGTCACAATCATTTAAATTACTTAGATCATCAAAATAATCATCAGGTTTGTTTTTATATCGTTCTAAGTTATTAATAAATATTGGATAATCATTTTCATCTAATTCACATGCAGGTGCAATATATTGCCAATTTTCTAAATATAAATGTTTTGCTTCTTTTATATCTATTTTATGAATTGGTAATAAGTTTTCTTCTTTTAATATTTCTAACATCTTTTGATGAGCTATTGATTGTTTTTTCTTTTTTTCTATATTAATATTTGATATTTTGTCTTCTATTATACTATTATTGTTATTATTTGAATTAATGTCAAAATATGAATCTGGGTTATTTTCTTCTATTTGGTTTTCTATATTATTTGTTCCCATGGCATTTAATGTTAATAATTTAATTTGTGATTTCAAGTCGTCTATTTCTGTTCTATGTCTATCTTCTTGTAATGTCTCTAACTTTATGTTTAGAATTTCGTTATTTTTTTCTAGTTCTAATAATTCGTCTTCTAATTGTTCATTTGATTGACTGACCTTTTCAATAATTTCAACTAAGTCTATTATTTTTTCTTCGATTTTCTTTGATGCTGTGTTCATTCTTATTTCTATGTCTGAAATAATTTTGAATAAGTTTTTGCATACTACTGATATATGACCATTCATTCGTCCTGATCCTGCGAGTTTAAACAGTTCTTCAATAGCTTTTTTATGAGCGAATGTCTTATTCATACCATTCTGATCTATTATTGTTGTTTCTGTTTGAGATAGATTTAATCTTTTTGAATTAAATTCAATAGCTTCTTTTATTTTATTTAAATTATCGTCAACGTTTAGTATTTCTGTCATCTTTTATTTTTGTTGTTGGACTTGTTGCCCCCCATAACTATTTACAATTTCTCTACTGAATTTTACGGCTTCTTGTATTTTTTTTTTGTCAAAATCGTCTACATTAAGTGTATCTACGATATTTAACAGCTTCTGATGTCCGTTCCTAAGAAATTTTATTTCTGACATCATGGTTTCATAATGTATTTTAAATTCAGCTGGTATATTTCCCCGAAAGCTAAATTCTTTTTGTCCTTTCTCTAATCCAATGAAAACGAATCTTGTTATTTTTCCAGTTAATTCGCCCCTTATTGGGTCATACTCTGGTATATCTCTGTAGAGATATTTGAATGCATTTTCATTTCTTATAATTGGTGTTAATTTACCAAATATATCTCCTGCAAGTTTAAATTTAAGAATGTATTCATTATCTACTGATCCTATACCATAAGAATATGAATTCGTACCTAAAAAGCAATATGACATTTTTTCATTACCCATAGTAATTTAATGATTGATTTATTTATATAATGAATAGATAAATTTATTTGTTTTGTATTATATTTTTTATAAGTAAATAATACCCCCCTGTATAACGTAGTTATACAGAGTTAAAAATAAATAATCGTACCTATTTCAACCTCTTGTATTTTCCATCATTAATTAACTTCTGAAATTTATCGACTGTTATTTCACAATCGTAATTTGTGAATCCACAATCCATTAAGTTTATTGGAATTAATGTCATTCTATCTTTTATAGTATTTAGAAATGATATTTTTAATATTACTCCATCATTTCCAATATATTGTTCACCTTGGTTTATTGTTATTTTCATCTTTCAAACTCCTCTTTCAAAAATTTTAATTCATCAACAATTTCAGATTGAGCTGTTTGCCATACTTCACAACACATTTCAAACTTATTTGGTTGTGGCTTTTCAATTATTTCTTTTATTATTTCTTCCATTTTTTTTAACTTAAATATCGTACCTATCCCTCTAACAACTCAATAAAATCCACAATTATATTTGGTGGGTTTAATGAATTATCTTTCTCATTCATAATAGCAATTGTATCCTTTAATGCTAATTTCAATGAGTCTCTCTCATTCTCACTTAATTCAATTTTATATTTTTTATTTATTGTTATATTCATCTTTCTAAATAATACTAGGTATTTTCATAAAACACATCCAATGTGTTTTTGCTCTTTTATCAGAAGTATGACCAAACAAAGGTTGCATAGGGCATAGAGACAGAATGGTTGAAACCGAAATACTGCCCTCATTCCATTTAAAAACAAGAATGCCGAAATCATCAAGAACTCTTAAACATTCTTCGAAACCTTGTTTTAGATCCATCGGCCAGTCTTTTTCTGATAATGTACCATAGGTTTCATTGATCCAGGAATAACTCCCTTCTTTTTTGAAAATATGAGGAGGATCAAATACAACCAATTTAAAACTCTTATCTTTAAATTTTATAGATCTAAAATCTTGGACAATATCTTTGGCCACATCTGACTTTATATCTGCAAAAATTGTTGATGGATG